CCGGCCAAGCTAGTCGGCGCCTGGTTGTCGGGCATTGCTTGTTCAGGCATTAAGTATTACTCCTCTTTTTTCCGTGATTTACTTGGAACATATTTTCTTGGCATAGTAGCCTTAACGAACATACCTCGCCGTCGCGAGCTGACCTTACTTGATTTCTTCTTCGTCGTTTTCTTAGCCATTACTTTCTCTCCTTCGCTCGTTTCATCCTGGCCTTCAACTCTCTTATGAGAGTATTTTGACCCTCTCGAAAAAAGCCGTAGTCAGTCGTGAAGCCAGGCGCCCAGGTGGGCTGGTGCAAGAAGCTCTTCTCGAGGAAATCGAGAACCTTCTTGCCGTCCTTGGAGCTGAACATTCTGGCGATCGCTTTGTCCATCTCGGCTTGCTCGGTCGCCTCATATTCGGGCGGCGTCGGCGGCTCGGCGTTGACGCCGTCCCAGCCGGGAGTCGCGATCGAGACTACATTATCATCCGCCATTAGACAGGTGCTCCCGGCGGCGGTGCGCCGGGATCAACCGGCGGCGCTTGCTGCCCTTGTTGTGCTTGGATAGACGCCTGGAGCTGTTCGACCGCTGCCTGGCGTTCCTCTGGCGTAGTGCGGAGGCCTATATCGACACCGAGCTGATCAGCCACCCAGTCCGAGATTGCTTCCATGTTAGCAGTCGCCATGCCGACCGGCCCGAGCTGCGACGCGACACCCAACCACTGGAGGACGTTCTGAACCTCATCGAGATTCTGGGCCTGGGCAAGCGGCGAGACGGGAATGATCTGCACCTCGAGGCCGTCAATCCTGAGCGGCAAGTCGATGATCTTCTGATCTCCCATCTCATCTAAAACTAGACGCACGAGAGGGACCATCGTTTCTGTGATTAGCCGGCCAAAGGCAGACCCCAGGTTGGTCGCCAATTCACGCATCCGCTCAACGATCTCTGTAGCACTGCGAGCTGACATATTGTCAGGGGGGAGGCTATCATCAAGCAGGGTTTTTTTAATCTGCATACGGAGATCGTTGATCACCAGTTGCGAAAGTTGTAAGTCCCCAGACCTCGGAAGTGGCTGGAGGGAGGGGCCTTGCGGTCCACCATTCCGCGCCACTGGGATGACTGCACCAGGCACGATCCTGATGGTCTGGGGATTGAGGACACCGTCGTCGATGGCGGTGTAGACGCCGGCGATATTAATTGAGGCGTTTTTGAGCAGCAACTCAATCGCCTTATTCAAAGTTTTTATATCCGCGAGAGCACTGAGCAAGGGGCCTCGGCCCATAATTTCACCGGCGATTTTAGAAAATCTGCTGATAATCCAGGGACTGCGCTTGATCTGGCGATCGACGATGTTCTCGCTCTGGGTGTCGGTCATCTGGCGCCAGATGTAGTAGTACCACTTCTGGTCGGCGACATCGAAGATCGTCGCTTCCTTGAGATTAACTTCGTTGGTCGGCTTTTCCTTGAGGAGGTCTTCCAAGTCCTGGGAAAGGACGGCGTCGGGCCAGGTACGCTTGATATTCTCGACCGGCATCTTGATCTTGCGAAATACGTTTTGGGCATTTCCGTTGGGGCCTTCCTCGAAGGCGATCAGGAAGGACGGCACGGCAGTGAACTTAATCTTCTGCTCATCGTCGCCTCGCTGCACCATCATGGCGGCGGTGCCGACGCAAAGGTCGAGGATGAATTCACCCATCGTCAGGTCGAAGTTGGTCTGGCGAAGTAGTGCGAAGAATTTATCGGTGAAGAGCTGGAGGCCCTGCCGCACTTCGGCGGAGCTTTCCTCGGGGATGTCGGTGCCAGGCTGCAAGTCCATCCATTTCTTGTCAGCGGGGAAGAGGCCTGACTGCATACGGTTGGCAAACCGCTGGGCGGCGTGGACGGCAGTGCTATCGAAAACTCGCAGCCCTTTGTTGTGGCCGGTAACGCCGGCCTCCCAGCTCCCGTCGTACAAATTTCGTTGGGGGAGGGCGAACTCATAGGCCTCGTCATAGAGGTTGCGCCAGGGTTCCTTCCGGTTCCAGGCGGCGTCGGATCGCTTGCGGAGCTGCTCGCCGGTCAGGCCGGGCATTACTTATCTCGCTTCTTGGGGCTCCTCTGGAGGGCCATCATGTGGGACCGAGTGTCGTGGACAGGCCACCAGATTGAACACCGAGAGGCGTACCAGAGATCAGGGGCCGAGCTGCCAGCCGGCGAGCTCTCGATGCGGCGGCGCGTTCTTCGGCCTCTCGACTAACCGGCCTCGGCTCGGGCTCGGGAATTGGTGTCGGCGGCGGAGCCGGCGGCGGCGAAGGCGAAGAAAATAATCCACCCATATCATTGGTTCTCCCTGTCAGGATTTCGCACCCCAGGCCCAAGGGTAGTATTAGTAGGCACCCCAAGAGCGGGATCGGTGCGGGTTTGAAAAATGAGTTGCCTGGTGCCAGAGCCTGATCGAGCTCGGCGTCTGGCGGAGATTTCGGCTTGCTTCTGGCGCTCTTGCCGGTTGAGGCGATCCTCCTGTTCTTGCTGCCGTCGGAGCAGCTCGGGATCGGGGCCTGGAGGTGTCGCTGCCTGTGGGCTGGAAAAGAGACCTGCCATTAGAGGAGCCTGTCGGCGAGAAGCAGAAGGTTAATGTCCTTGATCTGGGGCCACATCTTGTGTCTCCCGCAGTCGTGAATACATTTTGTGGCTCGAGCCATCAGGCCCGAATTGCCGTAGAACACCTTCTTCCACAAAATATAGTGTCTTGATCCACTTGTCAGCGGGTACATTTAGTGTATTTACCGTGACCTGGAGGCGAAACAAGTGGAGGTCCGACATACATATGTCCGCAAACTTCTTCGCCGCTCGGTGAAACGATCGAGCCACCAGCGAAAGATCAACGTCTGGAACCAGCCACATCTCGGCGACTCCAGGCCACATCTTCATCACGCCGAAGCAGCACATTGGTCTGCCATCGAGGACGCCGGTAAAAGCGTAGCCGAGCTTAGACATCCCCTCGAGCATCCCGTACCAATCAGGCAGCGCCTCTAGATAGGCCTGGTCGTACTCGTTGAGGTTCATTCGCACCATATGGTCAACCTCGAAGCGCACCAGGGCGCGATGAAGACCATCGAGTTTGACGGCGGCGTTCAGCTCGGTGATGTCATCGAAGATCATCCGAAAACATCGAAGTCCATTGTTGCGACGCCCTGGCTGACACCGGCGCTTGATCGCCTGGTCATGTGGCGGTGCTCGCCGCCGCCGAGTACCAGGTAGCCATAGGCATCGCCGACGTGAGAATGCTCATTTTTGTTTGGCACATCTCGGAACCTCTCCTGGCCGGCGCCCATTGCAACTCTCGAGAAGTGATATCCGCCGGCGAGAGCCTTTCGAGTTCTCAAGCATTTCTTATCGACCAGGAGGCCTGGCTGCTTGTCGATGAAGCGGATCATTGGCGCCGCCATCGCTTCGCGGCGGGTTTTCCAGTCGTTGGTGAAGGCCGGCCTGGCAGTGAGGCCGAGGGTCTTCAGATGATCGAAGGCCGTAACCTCGTATATCTGATCTCGCTGGACGCCGGCGGGATCGCCCCAGATCATCACGTTAGCATTCGGGAAGACCGTCTCGATCTCGGGCAGCAGAAGGTTGCCAAACCGCTCGAGGCCCATATCGAAGGTCACCAGCTCATGCAAGACCTTCCACTGGCCGGCCTGGGCGCGCTGCCCGAATACCGCCGCCGGCGTCAGGCCGAAATCGATGCCGATGTGCAGCGGTAGCTCGGGATTGTATTTGAGATTCTCGACGCTCATCAGGTCGTCGTCATATTCTGGCGTGATCGCCTTGCCCTCGACAACGTAGGTGTACTCACCCTTCGCGTAGCACCTGATCCAATCGAGCCGCTTGCCGCCGACAAGCTGCTCATAATAGCCGGTCGGGAGGTTGTCGAGGTTCTCGGCGCCTCCGTTTACTTGCCACCATTTGCTGGCGCTCAAGACAAACCCGTTGCTTTCGGGATCGCTCGGCAGATCGGCCTCCGCAACCTCGTAGACGCCAGGCGGCTGGCGGAAGAACTTCCACGGGAACTTGCCGCCCGGCGCTTCGCCACGCTCCGCCAGTTTGAACCACCAATGATCGTCGTCCATCGGATTGGTATCCATCCAGATGCCGCGCCAGGTCGGCCCCCCGTCCGACTTCACCGGATACCGTCCGACGCGATGGGTCAGGCCATCGACGATCGCCTTCGGCAGCTCCCTCGCCTCGTTGATCCAGGCGCCGGTCAATTCCAGGGACAGAAGTTTTCTCACATCCTTCGGCTGGTCGAGGGCAAGAAAGATCACCTCGCAGTCGATGCCGTGCGCCTTACCTCGCGTCGGCAATTTTATATGGTGCGTGATCGGCGGCGACCAGTGCATCCGACCAAACACGTTCTCGGGGAACAACTCGGCCCAGGTTTTCAAGGTCGTCGTCCGAAGCATCGGATAGCTGTTCCGCACAATCGCGAACCTCGAATATCTAATGCCGTCCTTCGGCGACGGCTTCTGCCTGACGGCCCGAAGCATGATCTCAGCGGCAGACGCATACGACTTCCCCGAGCCGACCGGCCCGACCAGGCCTCGGACAAAGGCATCGGACTTGAGAAAATTCCAGACCGTCGCGGCTTTCGAGAAGTCGAGGTTGAGTGCGGCAAGTTGCGCTTCGCTCATATGCTCATACCCCACACATCCCCTCATTCTTCCCCCAACTCAATCTTGATGCTTTTAACCTTTCTGACCTCGCCGGGCTTGAGGCTGACGCCGGTGACGCGCTTAAAAACGTGGGGGCAGAACATTTTGAGCATATTATCTGGGTGTCTCCTGATCTCCTCTAAGTGGTTCCGTTCCGGCTTTTCTATGCTTTCGTAAAGTTCAATCCAATTAGATGAAAGATCGCGCTGCCGCCGAAGCCACAGTTGCTTTTTCTTTTTGGTCATTCTTCTTCCTCCGATGCAGCGAAAGAGGGATTGGTAGGGGCGGGCCGGGCGCTACTCCGACTAGATGCTAAAGTGTAATCACCTGTTTTATCCCGCCTAGCCCATATGGCGGGTACATCATCTGCTTGGGCGTAAGCTCGCGTGTCTACTTGGCTTTCCACGCCGCCGCCCCCAAGGACCGTTGAGGCGCTAGGCGTCTCAGCGGTCCTATTGGGATAATAAAGTTGATAAATCTCTTTTGCGTCCAGAATGCGTATCCGTTCAAGAGCAGCATCCAAGTATCTAGCGTGGTTCATTTCTTATCCAGTTCCTTGAGGGCTTTACGCATAAGACAGTCCCCAAGTCCCAAAGGG